CGGTTCTGACCCAGAAACAGGAAGAAGCGGGGGTCAAGCCCTCCGCCTTTGATGGTAAGAATTTTGGCTTCCGGGTAGGACAGGGTGCCGCTCTGGCGGTGTTTGAGTCTGACTACGCCGTAGGAAAACTGGATGCCGAGCCAAAAGCCGAACTGATTGGTGCCTACAGCGCGTCAGAAGCCTCCACAAACGCGATTGGGCAACTGGAGGATGGTCAGGGCTTCACCAAGGCAATAAACGGCGCTATGCACTATTCCGGCGTGATGTCGGACGAGATTGGGATTGTCAAAACCCACGGCACCGGAACCGAATCCAATAACCGGGCGGAAAAAGCCGCCCTCCTGAACACGCTCGATCAGTTTGTAGCCACATCTTACAAGCAGAAAATCGGCCACACAATGGGTTCGAGCGGCTTGCTGGAGACACTTTTACTGCTAGACGACTTAAAATCTGGCTATGTGCCTGCAATCGAAAACAGAACGGAAAGCGATTCGGTTTTCCTTTCGGAATCGGTTCGTGCCCCAGATGGGTTAATTTTGAGTTTGGCGGCTGGCATGGGGAATATCTATTCCGCCGCAATCTTCAAGGGGCTATGAGATGCAGATGATAGACAGTAAGGTACAAAAGTTGAGTGGTGAGCAGATCATCGACATCGCCGCCCGCAACACCAAGGTTGACCGCCCAATAAAGCAGGTCAAAGAGATGTTGACCATCGAATTCAAAATGCCCAACACATGGAAGATGCGTGAGGGCAACACGATTTTCATTTGTCACAAAAGCAAGCAACCCGGATACGGGTATTTCCGCGCCTTAAATGCTGACACGGCAGTTAACTTCTTGCAAAATAGCCGTGTATTTGCTGATGCCGCTTATAAGGTGGGGTTTGATGTTCTTGTGACTCAATTCAACGACACAAGTTTGTTGGGGCTTTTCAAAATGATTTCGCGCAATCCGGTGCGTGAAGGCATGGGATACGCCGCCAAAAAACTTGAGGGCGGAGGTTTGCAAGTAACCCTCGTGCTTGGCCCTGCAAGGGGAGGTAAGCAATGAGTGCTGTAATTCAAGCCATCGGTGATGCAATCGGTGATGTTTTTGAGGCCGTCGGTGATGTCGTAGAGGGGGTTATTGACCTTGCCGAAGATGTCATCGAGACAGTCGCAGAAAACCCGATTCTTTTGGTGGCCGCTATTGCGGCTCCTTTTGCTTTAAGCGCATTGGCGGCAGAGGCCGCTGTAGTTGGTGTTGCTGAAGCGGCTGTGGCCGGAACTGCGGCAGAAGCCGCAACCGCCGCATCAATCTTTGAGGTCGCTGGTGCGGCTGAAGCGGTTGCGTCTGGCACCGCTGTTCTTGAGGCTACTGGTGCCGCTACTGCTGTCGCAAGCGCAGAAACTGTTGCCGCTACAACTTTGATTGAGGCTGGCGCTGGCATTGAAGCCGCCGCCACAGGCGCTTCTTTGGTTGCAGAAGGCTCTACCGTTGTGGAGGCTGTGTCTGCCGCCTCATCTGGCAGTGTCACAGCATCAAGTTTTCTTGAAGCCGCAACCAGCACATTTGATGCCGCATCCAGCGCGGTGCAAACGCTATCTCAGGGTGCAACCAATATCGTCAACACGATTGGTCAAACGCTTCTTCCCGGCGCTGACGCAACGCTTCAAAACTTTGCAGGAAAACTTGCAATCAACACCGCGACCAACGGTGGAGATTTTGGTCAGGCTTTGACGAACAGCCTGATTTCTGTTGGTACTGGTTTTGTTGGCTCCGAGGTTGCCGCAGAGACTGGTTCCAAGGTCATCGGCCAAACTGTCGCATCCACTCTTGGAACAGTTGCTCGTGGCGGCGATCTGAACCTTGAGAACATCGGCGCAAACCTTGCGGGCAATTTTGTTGGCAGTGAAGTTACTGATGAGACTGGCTCCAGCCTTGCTGGCCGAGCCGCAAGTTCTGTCACTAAAGATTTGATCAAGGGTAAAGATGCAACCACTGGTCTTTTGAACCTTGGCATCAATGAACTTGGCAACGCGGTTACCGGGCAGATTGGTTCATTTGTGAACAGCGCCAGCGATGCAATTACAAGTGGTGGCGGAACAAGTCGTTCGGACTCTGAGATTGACACGCTGGTTGATGAGATCAATTCAGCCAACGACGATAAAGACACCGACACCACCGTTGGTGGGTTGACTGCTGTATCTGATGCAAGCCTTGCTGGCACCGCAAGCACGACTGGCGCAGATCAGGTTGATGACACAGTGCTGGACACCACCAGCCTGACTGGTGGCACAAAGGCCGCAGATACGACCGACACCACCAACTTGTTTGGCTCTGGTGCTGACGACTCGTTTACCTTGACTGGCGGTTCTGATGTAAAGGCTGGAACTGGCGATGTTGATCAGGACGAGGACACCACCACTGGCGGTCTTGGCGCTGTAAGCACGGTGACGGGCGGCGCTGGAGCAGACACTACTGCCAAGAACATTACGGTGACGGGCGGTCTGACTCAGGCACAAAAAGATTTGATTGATGCTGGCACCAGCACGACCCTGCCCACCGTTACATCAGCGGCTGACGCAACTAACCTTGGTGGCCTGAATCAATTGGCTGGCGATCAAGACACCACGGCCAATGCCGCGACAACTGGAACCACAACTGGTGCCGCCGCAACTGGTGCCGCCGCTGGCTCAAACCTCTTAGGCAACATCATCAAGAAGACGGTTGTGAACACCGCGTCTACTGGCGCGAAGAATACGATCAACAAAGCCGCAGGTCGCAAGACAACTCCGATGCCCACCGTGGCGCGTCAGTTGACTGGCAACGCCTTGTCTGCACTTCGCACAAATGTTGTTCCCCAGAAGGTGGATGTATCAAAGTTGATACCCAAGCAGGTTGTAAAAACCGCTCCGCCCAAAAAGGTAGATGTAAGCAAGTTGACCCCGGTTGGAAACATTTCCGGGTTGACTGCTCTCGTAAAAGGTAAAGGATAAAAATCATGGCAATTCTTGAAAAGCGTCGAGCAGTTAACCAATTGCCACGATTCCAAAGATACAGCGACACCCGCGCTGGTGATCGTGCCGCCGCACTGCGTGGCGAGACCCCCATCACTTCCGCGATTCGACAACTGGCTGGCTCTAGCGGCTACGGCCCGATGGCTGATGCGCAGGGCTTCGCGCCGATGGATGGCGGTGCCGCAGTTGCTGGCGGACGCCGACCCGGCGCTGGTGGCGCAGGCCCGATGGCTGGTGGCGCGGCAGGCGCTGGCGGCATGGGCGCTATGAGTGGCGCTGGCGGCGCGAAGGTGGACAAGTTCGGAAACATTGCCGGACAACCAAAGACCGCTGTGACATCAGCGCTGAAGGGATCGTCTGGCGCGGCAAAGCCTGCTGGGCGCGGCTTGGGTGCTACTGGCGCAAAAACTGCCGCCACAACCGCAACAAAGCCCGGCGCTACAACTACTGGCAAGACTGCTGGCACAACTGCGGCCAGCACCACATCTAAGTTGCCCGGTTTGACCTCAAAGACCACGGGCACCACTGGCTTGACTTCTACGGGCACTGGCGCAGGCAAGACCACAGCAACCACTGGCAAGACCACTGGCACCACCGGAACTGCTGGCAAAACCCTGACCTCTACTGGCACGGGCACCGGGACGAAGACCACTGGTACAACGACTGGTGCGGGTGGTAAGACCACCGGAGGCTCCAAGGTTGGTAGCACGCTTACCAGCGCACTTGCTGGCGCGGCTCTTGGCGCTGGAACCAAGTTCGTCATCGACAAACTGACGGGCGGCACGAAGACCACGGGCGGTACTGGTGGCACTGGCGGCACCACTAAGGGCGGCACTGGCGGCACCGGAGGTACTGGCGGTACTGGTGGAACCACAAAAGGTGGCACGGGCGGCACTGGTGGAACAACTGTTGCGGGCGGAACCGGAACCAAGGGCGGCACCACTGGTGCTGGCGGCGTGACTTCTGTTGTCAAGGGCACAGGAACTAGCGGCACCAATGTTGGTACACCCCCATTCGTGCCCGGCAAAACAGGAGTTGGCACCGGAACAGTTGGCCCTAAAACGCCTACAGGTACTGGCCCCAAAGCGCCTACTGCAACTGGCCCCAAAACTCCGGCTGGCGGAACAAAAACGACGGGCGGCACAAAGACCACAGGAGCGGGTGCGGGCGCGGGTGTTGGTCAGGGGGATCAGACGGAAGACACTGAATCTAGAGACACCGCTGTTATTGCATACGATGATGAGGGTAACTTGTTACCCGGATACGAACTTGACGAAAACAACAACCCAGTTTGGGTTGGTGTTGGCGATCAAGACACCGTTGTTGCTGGCGGCGGCGAAGATGCAGTTGCTGGCGGCGGATCAACCCAGACGCTTGACGATGGAACTGTCGTCAACTATGACGCCGATGGCAATGTCGTTTCCTACACCGACACCGATGGTGTTCTGTATGACGCGAACGGCGATGTCGTTCAGGCTGGCGGCGCTGACACCGTTGTTGACGAGGATGGTAATGTCGTCACCGGGCTTGGCACCACCACTGGCTACGACACTACTGGCGACACCGACGGTTTGTTCTCTGATGACGAGGGAAACCTGTACGACGCCGACGGCAACCTAGTCCAATATGCCGATGGCACGATGGCCGATGATGCCAGCGACGAAGGCTCTGTTGCTGATGTTGCTTACACCGACGAGTACGGCAATCAATACGACGCTGGCGGGAACCTGCTTTACGAAGCAGATCACTCCGACTATGTGTTCACCGATGAATATGGCAACCAATACGATTGGGATGGCAACCTGATTGCAGAGGGCGATCACTCTGATTACACGCAGACGGATGCCGACGGCAATGTGTACAACTGGGATGGCGAGTTGATCGCTTATGCCGACGGCACATCTCCAAACGATTACACCGAAGACGACTACACAGAGGATGACGGCTCTGGCGACGATTACTACGAAGAGCCGCCAGAAGAGCGTAAGGGTGGCTTGATCAAGATGGCTGGTGGCGGAGACCCCTCTGATGAAGACCCGCCAGAAGGCGATCCGGTCGCGGAAGAAGAGAACCCGGACGGCACTATCACGCAATACTTTGATGATGGCTCATCCATTACTTACGACGCAAACGGTAATGTTCTGGATGTGACCGAGGCTCAGTTTGATGGAGTTGGCACAGATACGCCGATGTTCTCTCGTGGGTTGACGATCGGCGCAAACGGCCAGCAGTATGGCAATCCACAAACGGCGGCTGAGTATCAGAGAGAAAGCCGTTTGACTGGCGCTGACCCGACTCAACTGCAATCGTTCCTCGATCAGATTCCCACGACCTCTGCTGTGTCTAGCGGTGATGTTCGTTCGACACCAAACCCCGATGGCTTCCCCGCTGGGTTTGTCAGCAACGGCGACGGCACCGCAACTTATGTGGATGACGACGGTAGCACCGTGACCATTGACGCTGACAACAACATTGTGTTTGTGACTGACGCAAACGGCGATGTCGTGGCTCAAAACGGTCAGCCTACCGCCCCCGCTGGTGGTCTGTCTCAAATGGGCGGCGGCAACCGCGTGTACTACGATGACGGCTCCAGCGTCGAGACTATGGACGATGGTTCGCAGATCATTTACGACGCAGACGGCAACATCTTCAAGACTGTTGATGCTTACCAGACCACATACGATGACGAAGGCAATGCTATGGTCACAGATGGCTATGGCAACATTGTCGCTGTCTATGATCCGCAAGGAAATGTGATCCCGCTTGGTGGTGGTCGAGTAACTGGCCCCACAAAAGTAACGGGGGCTGGCGGCTCTGGCGGCGTTGACATCGACCGAGGCCCAACTGGCCGCGAACTCGCCGAGCAACGCGCAACTGAACGCGCAAGCGAAAGCGCAATCCAAGATTTGCTCAAGGGCTTGAACACCTACGGTGGCGCTGGTATTGCTGGCGCTGTGCTGGGCAGTCTGCTTGGCAACACCGACCTATTCGGCGGTGGCGGTGGTGGCTCCGGCGGTGGCATCGATATGTCGCAAGTCGGTGTGATCAACCCGCGCACCACTGACTTCGGTATCGGCCCCGCCAACTATGTTGGTTACGACGAGTACGGCACACCCGAGCAGATGCCTGAGTTGTACGGCACCGAGTTGTATCAGAACCTGAACGCTCCGGGCTTTAACGAAGTCAACCCCGGCGACTACGCTCGTTACGACGAGGCAGAGTTCGGGCCAGACCAAGAGTACACAAGCGAAGACATCGGCGAAGAGCAGAACATGGCTGAAGGCGGTATGCCTGCGCCAGTTGCCCCGCAAGGCGGGCTTGGTCAAGCCGCGCCTCAGACCTACTACACTTTTGGCAAGGCTGTCGATCCAATTCAAAATCTGCGCAACCCGTCGCCGTTCAAGCCTCCTCAACCTGCGGCCCCGCAAGGTATGCCTCCGCAGGCCGCGCAGAACGCTTCGCAAGTTCCCCAGCAGATGCCTTTGCCGCAGACTGGTCTCACGCCTAATCAGCCTTCCATCCCGCAGGGCACGCCGCCCTCTGGCGTTGGCATGAAGAGCGGTGGCCTGCCTGCTTGGTCGAATGTGCCTATTACCAACGGTCGCCTGAACTTCCGGCATGGCGCTCCGGTGCATGGCCCCGGCGACGGTCAGTCGGACGACATCCCCGCGATGCTGGCCGATGGCGAGTATGTGATTGACGCAGAGACCGTAGCCCAGATCGGCAACGGCTCGACCAAGGCTGGGGCCAAGGCTCTAAACAAGTTCCGCGAAAACATCAGGGCACACAAACGGTCTGCGCCGATCAACAAGATTCCGCCTAAGACCAAGGCTCTGACTTCCTATCTGAAAGGAGCCAAATAATGGCTGGACTGTTTCAGGGTGACCCCCTACCAGATGTAACGACGACGACAGAAACGCAAGCGACTGCGCCGGAGTTCTACACCAACTACCTTCAGGACATCGCCAACCTCGGCCAGAACGCCGTCATGCAAGGCGGTGTGGCTGGCTTCAGTCCACTGCAACAGCAAGCCTTCCAGATGGTGCCTGATGTGGCATTCTCTGGCGCTGGCTCGTTGGGCGCGTCTTCCCAGTTATTGGGTCAGGCTGGCGCTACCACGGTGCCCGATGTGGTGGCCGACTACATGAACCCATACACCAATGCGGTGGTGGGAGAAATGGGTCGTTTGCAACAGCGTAGCATCCGCGAGAACATCCTGCCGAACCTTGGCGCGGCGGCTATCGGCTCTGGTCAGTATGGATCACGCCGTCAACAGCAGATCACCGGGAACGCTCTGCGCGACCTTCAGTCCGATCTGCTTGGTAAGCAGATGCAAGCCCTCCAGCAAGGTTACACCGAGGCTGGTAGGACTGCGCAGGCTGACTTGAGTCGCGCCCTGCAATCCGGTCAGGCGTTCACGCAACTGGGCCAAGAGCAACAGCAACTGGGTCTGGGTGGTCTGAAGGCCATGAGCGAGTACGGCGGTCAACAGCAGGCGCTGGGCCAGAAGATGCTGGACTACCCGATGGCGCAGACGCAAGCCTTCTCTCAGTTAATGCGTGGCTACCAGATTCCCACCGGACAGGTTACCCAGAAGGTTGGCCCCGAGGCTGGCGCGTACTCCAACAGCCCGCTGTCTCAGATCGCTGGCTTGCTTGCGGGCCTTGGCTCGTTTGCACGCGGCACTGGTCAAAAGGATGGCGGCGCAGTGATGATGAAAAAGGGTGGCGCCGCTCGTGGCTCCAAGGCTCGTGCGTATCTGGCACGCGGCGGCTCTATCAAGATGAAGAGGTAAGACATGGCAATCGCACCACAACAGCAACCACCTGTGGGCGGGCTTGGGGCGATGGCTCCGGCCAAACCCGCGCCGCAACAACAACAGCCTGCCCAGCAACCCAACCCGGCGCAGGCCGCACAACGCATCTCTGGTCTTGAGCAAGAAGCCCCTGAAGAAGACTTCATGCAGAAAGCCTTGCGTAACAAGCGTGCGCAAGAGGCGGCATTGAATGCTCAGATCGAGGCGCTCAAGAACAGCCTTGACAGCCGCATGAACCCGCCGTTCGACACCTCGTTGATGGCGGCGGCGTCTGGTTTCCTAAAGCCCACAAGGACTGGCGGATTCGGTGAGTCTCTTGGCTATGCGGCAGAGGCGTATGCGACTGATGCCGACAAGGTTCTGGCACGCAAGCAAGCCGCCGACAAGGCCAAGTTGGAACTGGCGCAAAAGCAGGCTGAGATTCAAAACCAGCGTTTGATGTTTGAGCATCAAATGTATATGCAGGGGTACGACCCCAAGGAAATTACAACGCTTGGCGCTGGCCCAACTCCCGCTGGCGGAGCGCCCACAGGCGGTGCCCCCGCTGGAGGAGTTCCCGCAGGTGGCGCGGCTCCGGCAGGTGCGCCTGCTGGTGGTGCCCCGGCAGAGCGTAGGGAGCGGCCAGTCACGCCCGACAGCATTCGGGTTGCTGGATTGATCAGTCCCGAGTATGGCAAGCAAGAGATGGAGCGAGGCAAGTACCAGCGTGAGCGTTTTATCAGCACACCGCAGGGTATGTATGACCGCGACAACAACATTTACTTGAAGGCTGATCCTTATCTCGACCAGCCAATTGAAGCCCCGTTGCCTTTTGTTGGGACGCAAAAGATTACTCAGCGAATGCTCAGAGAAATCGAGGGACTAAGCGAAAAATTCCCGATTGGTCACCCAGATCGCGCAGATCAGTTTGCAAGGTACTACGCTGGACGAGGCATTGGCGGCGTCGATTACACGCCCGGCGAGAAGCCCACTACGGGCGGAAGCGCCCCCGGCGCGGCCCCCGGTGCGGCTCCAACTTCTGGACAAGGAAAGCCCGCTGTCATCAGCGGCATGGAAACACCCGGTCAAAAGAAACTGCGTGAAGAGGCCGAGTCCAAAACGCAGGAACTTGAGATCAAGAGAAATGACGAGCAGAAGGGGCGGATTTACTCTGCCGGGGAGTCGGCATTTGGTCAAGCACTCAATGCGGATCAAATGTACAAACTTGCAACCAACTCCGAAACAAAGGGCGCTTTTGGTGTTCTCCAGAAGCCGACGGTTCGAGCGGCAGTTCTTGGTGCTATCCGAGAAGGCGTGAGTACACCCAAGGGGCCGATCAACTTTCCGGGCATCGAAGACGCTGTTCGTAAGGTTGGCGGCACTGATACAGAAATTAACGCCGCATTGCAGGCCGCTCGTTATGCGTCTGAGATGGAGTTGACTTACGCAAGAATGTTCTTGACTGGTCAGGGCGCAGTCTCAAACAACGAGCGCGTGATTGTCAGAAATCTTGGCCCGAGCATTTCGGACACGCCTCTTGTTGCGGCGGCAAAAGCCGAGGCAATCAAGGCTCGTGCCGAGTACGACAGACAAGTTGCCGATTTGTTCTATGAGTGGGAGAAGAACAATCCCGGCAAAATGGTCAAAGACTTCCAGCGTGATCCAGAATTCAAAGCAATTCAGAAGGATTACAACGATCACCTTGGAAAACTCAACGACAAGTATTTCCCCGGAACCAAGACAGAGAAGCCTGCGGCATCAGCGCCGCCCGCCGCTCCATCTACGCCAGCCGCTCCGGCTTCAAAGCCGCCAGCAAATGAAACCCCGCTACAGAAGTTTGAGCGCGAGAAGCGTGAGCGCGAAGCGGCAAAAGGGAGACAGTAATGGACTTCAGCAAACTTGACGAACAACAACTAAAAGTTGCTGACATGGTGGTCGAGGCCGCGAAAAAGCACGGCGTCGATCCCAACCTACTGCTGGCCCAAGCCTATCGTGAGTCTGGGTTCCGGCACATCCCAAGCGCCGACAAAACCTCTGATGCCTTTGGGGTGATGCAGATTCGCCCCAGCACCGCAGAGCAGATGAAGTTGGGCGATCCGCGAGACCTGAACGCCAACATTGAAGGTGGCGCTCGGCTGATGAAGACTTACCTCGACAAGTACAAGTCGCCCGAGGCGGCTTTGCTTGCGTATCACCAAGGGCCGGGTGTTGCTGACCAATACATCAAGTCTGGTGGCGACCTCAAGTCGGTTGGCCCCAAGGGTCTGGACTATGTGATCGACATCGGAAAAAACGGTGGCTTTGGTGCCGCGCCAGCGGAGCAAAAGGCGGAAGGGGAAGCCCCCCCCGAAACCACATCCAGCCGTTTTGGTGAAGTGGAGCCTTTGCCAAAAGACATTAACGAAATGCCGCCAAGCGCACGCCCAAACCTTGAGGGGATGCCTGATTCTTACAAAGCGGCAACTCGTTTGGTGCGAAATGAACAGGGCGACATCAGCGGCGGAGACCTTGGGGCCGCTGGCGCTGTTACTGGTCTTGTCACGCAGGCGTTTGGTGGTAAGGGGCTGAAGGAGGCGGAAGCCGCTGTAAACAATGCCAAGGCCGCATACGAATCAGCCAGAGCGGCGGCAAATGCCGCATCCGGTGCATCGACCGAAACCGCCCAGCGTTTGGCTCAAGAAGCCGCAAGGCTTGAACAGCAGTATCGCGCATCACAAAGCGCCCTCCAGACACTGGAGCGTGAACTTGAGTGGGCGACCCAGCAATCTACTAGGTACACGACGCCGACAGCCGCTGATCGGGCCAAGTTGCCCGGCGCTTCTGGTGCCGAGAACTACGCCCGCAAGATGCCGGGGCAATTGCCGCCAGAAGCCATGCTGGCGCAGGTCGAGGACATGACCACTGGCAAGAATCCTCGCGGTATGGGGGCTGGAGATATTGCCGCCCGCAACGCTGAGAACATTGCCCGTCAAAAGCAACTTGGCATGGGAAGTTGGCAGATGACCGGGACTGGCCCCGAGCAATTGGTGCTGTCACCCGAAGAGACTGCCCGTCGCAATAGGTGGATGGAATTGGGCCGAGAGCGGGTGCAGGCAGTCACACCGCAAGTTGAGTCAGCACGCGCTAATGTTCAAACTAGTCAAAAAGCGTTTGAGGGTGCCGAATCAACTCGCCAGCGCGGCACTGCCGCCGCCGAGAGTGCCGCCCGCGAGGCGCAAACCAAAGCAACTGCGGCCCAAGCCGGACTGAAGACAGCCCAAGAAGCCGCGCCAAGCGGGCTGGGCAAGATTGGTGCCGTGGCGCAGAAGGTGCCGTTTACTGGTGCCCTTGCTGGTGCAGGCATGGGCTTGAGCGCCGCAGAAGCATTGAACAGGTACGAGAAGGGCGATACCTCTGGGGCCGTTCTATCGGGCGTACAAGCCGTTTTGGACGGTATGGCTATGCTACCCCCCGGCACACCCGTTACGGCCTTCCTGAAGGGCTTGGGCATCGTTGGCGGGCTTGCTACCACAGCCTACGATCTGTACCGCACGCGACAGATGGAAGAGGAAGCCAAAGCCAAACAGCCCCCGCAGAAGGCGCGGGGCGGGTTAACATTGATGCGGTAGAAGCAGTTGCCACTCTCCTACCCTTGGCCCCCATCACTGGGGGCTTTTTTTATAAATCGAGGAAGTCTTTTTGGCCGATCTTGAACGGGCCGTTGTTGATCCGGTATTGCAGATTGCTCTGGTGATCAATCGTCCACATCACAAGGTAAGACAGCACCTCGGATGACAGCGTCTGGCCGCACTCCGAGACATCCCAGTATTTGATTCCCTCAATCTCTCGCTCGGTGACGATAGCCTTGACCTTGTCTGGGCGCATCCACAGGGGTAGCGTGTCACTTGCCAGCCAGACGCATTTGTAAGTTTGGCAGGGGTTTTCTGGCCGAGTCTCGTAGATGCCGCAGTTGTTTTGCAGGTAGAAGCAGGGGCGACCGGGCTGGAAGGTGTGGCCGTGGGCCTCTCCGGTAAGCCACCCCTCACAGCAGGCCGTGCATTCTCCGCAAGTTCTCTCGGCAAGTATCGGGATTACTTTGTCGGTCATGCGTTTCCTGCGGGCATCATCAGAAGCATTTGGGTCTGGATAAACGACTGCTGGGTTTCTTGGACACCGTCATCAAAACCCCGCAGATACGCCTCCATAAGCGCCTCGGCTATTTCGGCCTCTGATTTTCCAACGAGCGGGCCACCTCTCGGTTCATATCGTTGACAATCTTCACGCATCGCTGATGCTCCTCTGAGGCAATAATGGGCCGCAAGAATGCTTCCAGTTTATGCGCAAACTGAACAATGTCCACATCGTCAGCAACGAGGGCGTTGGGTTCGTGCAGATCGCAATAGAAAAAGATTTGTTTGATCGTTTCTTCACTGAGCATTTTTGTTCTTCCAGAATTCCCAATTGATGATGGTTGCGCGGGCAATTGTTTTTTGCGCCAGCCCCTTGTATGGATTGATGGGGTCATTCAAGAATTCTTCAATGACCATGTCTTTCTTCAAAAAGATTTCGTGGCGCTCGGCTTTCTCTTTGTTGTCCCAAAGGGTGCCGTCGCTTGATCGGTAGGCTTGTATTTGTTCCATGATTACTTGTGGTTGTTTTTGAGTTGCCAAAAGGCCAGCAAGTGCATGAACATTTCCCAGCCCGTGTCGAGTTCTTCCAGCGGCCATTCTTTGACCACCACCAGCCCCGGCACATTGCGAGAGACAAACACATTTGCACAGCGTGCCTTGGGAATACCAAGGCCAACGCGATACGCCGCAAGTTGCATCAAATGCTCATCGTAGCCACCGATCTTGTCTGGGTCGGTGAACTCTTTGGTTTTGATGTCCACGACGGCGTTAAGGGTGCCAGCGCAAAATAGATCGCACTTACCTCCAAAACCCGCCTCGTGTGCAAATGCACGCTCGGAAATCCAGATGGCATCTCCGAAGTGGTCTCTGATTGCCTTAACGCAGGCGTCAACACTCTCTTGGTGTTTTCCTGTTGGTTTGTTTTCATAGTGTCCTTGGATGGACGCATGGATGTCAGTTCCAGCGTCCGCCGCCGCCTTGCCCTGCTCTTTTGAGTCAGAGATGATGCGGTCGATATATTCTTTTTCTGGCTCGTCAGGGCGACGAGGTAGGGTCAGCGCCGCAAGCAGTACCTGCTGTTGCATCCACGCCAGCAGGGCTGGCTTTGCCGCGACATTCAGGATTGTAGTGACGCTGGGAACCAAGTTTAAGGAGCGGGCGTCCCGTAGGGTTGTGGCCCGCTGTCCCCCCTTCTTGGCCTCGACGGTGTACATCGGCACGCCCTCACGGGTGTACCAATGGTTGGACTCACTGGCCCGTGGTGCTGACGCTGTTACCATTTTGTTTCTCCAGTCTTTTCTTTGCTTGATACCGACGAGCGTATTCGCGTTGCTTTTCGCGTTGCTCTGCGGTCAACTTCTTTTTCTTGTAAGTCTTCTTGACGGGTTTGGGCACAGGCTTGGCCTCCAGCACCTTGACCTTGGCCGACAGGTACTGAATGTCGGTCAGCATCCTGTCAAGCGCCGCCTGCATCGACCCGATGTCTTGGGTAATCTTGCTCTTTTCTGCGGTAGAAATAAACATTGCCACTCTCCTATTCTGTTGCTTTAATGACTCGTTGAAGTCTTCCTGATCTACCCGGTCTCTTCTCTCCGGTTTCAACCACGAACCCTTTGCGGATCAGGGGCGCAAAGCGCGGCTGAATGCTGTGTTCCCGAACGCCCGGCAGGGAGGCTATGACATCGTCCATGATGCACCCGTCGGGGTACTTCTTAATCGCTTCATAGACCATCCCTTCAAGCCGAGCGGTATCTACCTTCTCGCCAGCGGCGTGGCTGGTGCCTGCGTCGCGGCTCCTGCTCTTGGCGGGAGACCCGAAGAAAAGGGACAGCGCCCTCTTCTCGTCAAACAGTTTCTGTTGCACGGCAAGCCCTCCATTCACGCTCTTGGCGTCGAGAGTCAGACATAACGGTGCGACCCGTCTGCTCGATCAAACCGTTGCGCTCCAGCACTGGTAGTGCCCGAGAGCATTGGTTGACCAGCAGGCCAGTCTTGCGGGCGATCCCGTCTTTACCGAGGGGGCCGTAGTCCCGCAAGCACTGGACAATGACCCCGTGATGTGATGTGTCACTCACACGGCCCCCGGTCAGAAAGGGATGTCGTCATCCATGTCATCAAACCCGGAACCCTTGCGGGCTTCGCGGTCAGCGCCACTGCGACTTTCTGCGGTCTCGTATTCGCGGCGTTGCCACTCGGGTGATGCCATGATCTTTTGCTTCAGGCCATCGCTGAAGGTCTCGAACATCTCCATGTTGGGATCGTCCAAAGAGAACAGCGCCGTCTGGTTGTGACCGTTGGGCAGGCCGTTCTTCTTCAGCGCCGGGGGCACTGGGTTGATCGACATGATGTTCGTGTACTCTTTGCCGTTGTTGCCAGTGGACTTGGCAATACTCAGGTAGGCCCATGCGCCCAAGATGTTCTTGAGTTCAAACCCGTTGAGTTCATCCTTGGTGAACTCGCGACCACGCCACGACACAAGGTCTTTGCGCAGGGTCGCCTTCTCGGCCAGCGACAAGGTGAAGTTTTTGCTGATGGTCATCGGCTCACCCTTGCCCGTGACGAGCGGCTTGCCGTTGTCGTCTTCGCTATGCACCTCGAACTGGATCATTATCTTGGGCAGGGTCTTGACTTGCCCGAGGTACTCACTCTTCTGAGTGCCCAGATCAACGACGCGGTAGCACCGCGCCAGATGCATCCCCGGCGGCACGGGGGTAAAAGTTCCGCCTTCACTTGCTTTCGCTATCAAACTCATGGTTCGCTCCATTGGTTACGGTTTTCACTTTTTGACTCTTGGGCATCCCGCATTCATAGCGGATGACGCTCCAGTCGTCTTCGCTTGCAACGCCCGCCTCTGCCCTGTCAAGGGCGTCAGCCAGCATCAGTTGCCTCTCCAGCATGGCTTGGTGGTATTCGCCTTCATCGCGCATTCGCCGCTCCTTTCGCTGTTGATCCGAGGTACTATACCAACTTGAACTATTTTTGACAACCCCCTTGCACAAAGTCTTTTTTGGTGTATGATCAAGTTTCACCAACCGAAAGGAGAGACAATGACTTTGGAGCAATTTTTCGAGGGCAAGCCACGAGGAGCCAAGATCGCGCTGGCGCGTCACTTGGGCATCACCAAGCAGTGGATGGCCGCAATCATCACCGGACGCGGGCTGGCAAGCGCAGAGGTTTGCGCCGCGATTGAAAGGTACACGAAGGGCAAGGTGTTGCGTGCGACGCTTCGGCCCGACCTGTTTGGAGAACTCAAGTGATCTGGTACAAATTTTATTTGGGCGACTACATCACACACACGACACACCTGTCCGACGCCGAAGATTTGGCGTACCGCCGTCTGCTCGATCTGTACTACATCAGCGAGAAGCCAATCCCACTCGATACCGAATCGGTTGCACGCAAGATCAGGCTTGATTTGGACATAACCGAATCGGTTTTGGGGGAGTTTTTCGACAAGGGTGTTGACGGGTATCGCAACAATCGTTGCGACATGGAAATCGCCAAGTATCAACATCAAGTCGAAACAAACCGATCCCTCGGAAAGCGAGGCGGCAGGCCGAAGAAAACCGAATCGGAAACCGAAACGAAACCGAACACAAACCCTAAACAGATACAGATACAGAAGAAGAATATATCGTCGGCCAAGCCGACAACGATGCGATTCAACGACTTCTGGTCTGCGTGGCCTTCGTCAAAGAGGAAGGTTGCCCGCGCCGAGTGCGAGAAGAAGTGGGCCAAGCACGACCTCGACATGGTGGCCGACATCATCATCGCCAATGTCACTAAGTTGAAGAAGACTGAGCAGTGGACTTCCGGCTTTGACCCCGCGCCCCTGACCTACATCAACCAGCGCCGCTGGGAAGATGATGCTGGCGAACAGCAACCTATGCGGAGGGTGATATGAACAGAGAAGACATCATCCGATTGGCGCGAGAGGTGGGTTTGTGGGAAATGCTTGAGGGCTATTCAAGCGAGTACGGCTCTCTTGATGCAGAGGAAGACTGCCTGCCCAACCTTCAACGCTTCGCCGCCGTTATCGCCGCGCATGAGCGTGAGGAATGTGCAAAAGCCATTGACGATAGCGCCAATATTTGCGCCCCCGGTTCAATTCAGACTGTGTTGCGAGAGCAAGCAAGATGCATCAGGAGCAGGACATGACCCCAGCCGAGCAGTTCATCTCGCGTCTTGGCAAGGTCAAGGGCCGCAACGGCTCATGGACGGCACAGTGCCCAGCGCACGCAGACAAGTCGCCATCGCTGTCGATCCGAGAGACACCGGACGGGCGCGTGCTGGTGCATTGCTTTGGCGGTTGTGAAGTCCACGATGTTGTGGGCGCGGTGGGAATGGATTTGTCCGACCTGTTTCCGCCGGAAGAGAAGAAGCGCGATTGGAACGAGCCAAGCAAGCCAAGGCTCAAGCCCGCGTTTTACGCAACTGACCTGCTTCGCATTGCATCGTTCGAGTGCCTCGTGGTAATGATCGCGGCATACGACATGAGCAAGGGCAAGCAACTCAGCACAGAGGACATGGAGCGTTTGAAAGTGGCACAACAGCGAATCGAGGAGGTAGTTCACTATGCAGGTGTCTGAAATTCAAAAGCGGGCCAAGGAATTGGACGAGGCCCGTCGCATTCGGATAGTCAAGCCCGAAGAGGTTGACTTCGAGAAGTACATCAAGGCCCACGATGTCGGCCAGAAGGTGCGTGACGCTGTCGAGTTTCTCGACGAGGTGCGCGACGATGTGTTGAACCCCAAGCAGGATGTCCAGCAGGTGATGCCGTGGACAAAGACTCATGCGGGTTTTGGTTTCCGCCCCGGCGAAGTCACGCTGTACGCTGGTGGAAACGGTGGTGGCAAGTCCATGATCACTGGGCAGATCGCTCTGCACCTGATTAAGCAGAACCAGCGCGTGATGATCGCGTCGTTTGAGATGAAACCCAAGCGCACGCTGACGCGGATGCTCCGCCAGTTTGCAGGTGAGGACATCTACAACCCGATGTATATCAACAAGCAGAAGCACTTGCTGGAACTGGTTGAGCGACTCCAGCACTTTTCGCGTGGCAAGTTGTGGCTGTACGACCAGCAGGGCACAGTGACCGCACAGCAGGTCGTGGCGGTGTCACGATACAGCGCGATGGAACTTGGTTGCGGCCACATCTTTATCGACAGCCTGATGAAGTGCGTGAGCGGCGAAGACGACTACAACGCACAGAAGGCGTTTGTGGACGAGTTGACCGCGCTGGCGCGTGACCACAATGTCCACATCCACTTGATACACCACATCCGCAAGTTGCAGTCGGAAGAAATTCAGCCGAACAAGAACGACATTAAGGGGTCAGGCGCGATCAGCGACCAAGTCGACAATGTGTTGATGGTCTGGCGTAACAAGAAAAAGGAACACCAAGCGCAGGTCGGCAATGTCGATCCTATGGTGCCCGACGCCATGCTGATGTGCGAGAAGCAACGCAACGGTGAAGCGGAGGACTGGTACAGCCTCTGGTATCACAAAGCAAGTCAACAGTTCGTCGAGACAGACAACAGCGTCCCGATGTCCTTTGATGATGGAGGACGATTTTGAATGGCTCGAAAGAAGGCCAAGGGGAAGATGAGCATCGGCATCGCTGTCTCGTTCGTTGGGTCATCAAAAAAAGACTACAAGATCGTGACGGTGCATACCGATGGCTCAGAGGTTACCGTGACGAAGTGGGCCGATGGCACAAGGGGTGGAATGAATTACATCCCGAATCGCGTCTTGAGGCAGATGTTCGAGAACAGTGGGCAAAGGGTAATAGAGGCAACGAAGGAGAGTGGAAATGACGATGGAAAAAAACATATTTGCGCAGGGTCAGACCTTGTACACGCAGGACGAGTTCAACAAGGCTCTGGCGGAGGCCAAGGCCGAGATCATGGCAATCGCCATACAGACGACCAAGCAGGCGATTCACATTGAACGCAATGCGTGTGCCGATCTGGCATTGCAGTGGAATCAAGAGGAACTGTCAGAGGCCATCCGCCACCGGATGCGAATGACCAATGATTGAGTTCACACTGCCGTGGCCCCCGTCGGTCAACACATACTGGCGCAACTTCAATGGCCGCATGATCATCAGCGCCAAAGGTCGCGAATACCGCGAGGAGGTCGGTGACCAGATGACACTGCAAGGCAAGGTGGCGCACTTCACTAAACCCTTGCGCGTGGTGATTGAGGCGTGGAGGCCAGACAAACGACGCAGGGACTTAGACAACTTGCTGAAGGCAACGCTCGACGGGCTGGCGCACGCTGGCGTGTTCGACGACGACTCGCAGATCGTTGACCTGCGAATTTACTGGGCACCCGACATCGGCGGAATGCTCAAGATCAAGATCGAGGAGATCGAATGAAAACCGAACCAGAACTTACCGACATCTACGCGATGTTCGCTCTGCACGCCATCTTGTCAAAGGCAAAAAATGGCGTGTTTCCTGATGACATTGCACGCTCTGCATGGGACTTCGCTGAAGCCATGATGGAGGAGCGACAGGACAGGGAGCGCCGCGATGATTGAACTATGGAACATCTTTGTGATCGTCATGGCGATCACGGGTGCCGCGACTTGGATTTGTTTTATTTTGCTGGTCATCTTTTTTTGGATGTGCCAGAAACCACCAGCGAAGGAGTGAGGCATGAGCGAAGACAGAGACCCACACAAAGCAGTTGACTACATCTTGCTCAACGGCAAGAAGTTCGCAAAGGCCAAGGCCGAGCGTGTGTACCTCGAAGAGTACCGCAAGAGCCTGAAGGCCATTCTAATGAAGCGCACCATCGAGACATCGGTGGCCGCGCAAGAGCGTGAGGCGTACAGCGACCCTGAGTACCTGCAACTGTTGCAAGGCATCAAGGAGGCCACCGAGATCGAAGAGAAGTTGCGCTGGGACTTGATTGGTGCGCAGGCCCGCGTGGAAATCTGGCGCACAGAGCAGGCCAACAACAGAGCCGAAGGAAAGGCAACGCTGTGAATTATTTTCAATGGAGCGTGGTACATGGACTTGGTTGGTTCACGGTATTGTTTGACGGCTGGGTCTTGCACAGCCATTGGCTTGCTTTAGCGGGCCTTGTTATGTTGTCGGCTTCCCTTTACTTCATGGTCAAAGAAGGAGATTGAAATGACTGGAAAGGTTGGAAAGAAAAAGTTGGTTCTGGTGGCTGATGTGAAGCCCGCGCAGAAGAGCAAGGACACCTTCACCACTGAGTGGGGTAAGGTCTGGACGCACGGTGCGGATGTGATGACCACATGGAAAAGCAAGGGCTGGATTCCGCCGACGGAATACCGCAACGACTATTTTTTCAAGATCAACCGCGAAGGGGGCGTCGCCAATGATTGATCAGGCCGAGGAAGAGGCGTGGAAGGAACTGGAGCGCAGGCAGGCACAGCAGACGCAGTTTGTCCGCCCGGTGCGCGTCAAGTCTTTCGAGGATGCATTCAACGACTACCTCGACAACATGGGTGCGCCGCGCACGGCCAGCAACGAAGAGGTGCGACGCCACTTCAATGCTGGCTGGGTGGCGGCCATCCGCAACGAATGGGCGAAAGAGCGCAATGACTGAAAAGGCAAAGACCTGTCAGGTGTGCCGCATACGGCCAGCAGACACCAAGGTGCGCACGAGTGATGGCCGCGTGATGTGGCGTTGCCAGACTTGTGCGCAACTCAAAAACCGCAAGGGATTTACGAAAGGAAAACCAGAATGAATCCGAGAGTGGCAGACCTTGCATCAAAGGTGGCGTTCGACGCCGCAGACTACACATGGTTCGACTTCACAGAACTTGGCGACCATGCTGAAGAGGAACTCACCAAGATTGGCCGTCAACATGGCTGGGATACCGAGATGCGCCATCTCAACGAGTTTATGACGCCCTCCGACAGTATGGCGATCATTCAACCCGCGTGGCCTGACATTGCGTTCACCTACGACAGATACATCAAGTTTGGCGGCTATGAAGGTGCCGCCGCCATGCTGTGGACAAATGATGGCTTCAACAGCCCGCTCGTGATCGTTACCGAAAAACGGGTCAGGGTTGTCGGTAGTGAGGATAATGCGCCCGAGGGCACCAATGTTGTCGTCCACCAGAAGTTGATGGATGCGGCAAAGAAGGGTGGCATGGCCGAGCGCGAAGCCCTGCAACTGTACGAGGACGCTTGCATCAGTGCGGTCAACTACGCCTGTCTGGTTAACTTGCGTGCGCATACCACCGAGCAAGTGGTCACTGCCCACATGGCAAAGGGTTTGGAATTCATCAACCGCAAGCGCAGGGCCAAGCACCAGCCGCTTGTGTACTCGTGGAACACCATCGAGTTGAAGCCAGAGCCGCAGGTCAGGCAACCGCACAAGGGCGGCACGCACGCCAGCCCGGCCAGACACAAGCGCAGGGCGCACATGAGGCGTCTGCGGTCTGGGGGTTTCACATGGATACCCGAGATGTGGGTGGGCAAGATTGAGAACGGTTTCATCGTTCACGACTATGTGCCAGACCGTGAGTTGACTGTTGCGGGTGATGCATGACCTACGGTTGCTACAACCTCAAGCCATAAAGGAGCAAAGCAATGAGTGAGAAGTTGAAGGTGGTTTTCGCGCCGGGTTGTTTTGACGACTTCGAGGGCACCCCAGAAGAGTTGGCCGCGATGATCGCCGACATCCATCAGATGGTCGAGGATGGCACGCTGATGCAGAACGCCACTCCACTGTCCGAGGAGGACGAGGCGCAGTTGATCCGCGCCTTGGAAGCGAAGGGGCCGCGCCAGTGACAACCCTTGCGGAAAAGAAGCACATGAGCCGCGTGGCTGAACTGGGGTGCGCCGTCTGTCGCAGGATGGGCTACCCCGGCACCCCGGCAGAACTACACCATCCAAGGGCCGGAACGGGGGCTGGAAGACGCGCAAGCCACATGGATGTCATCCCACTATGCCCAGAGCATCACAGAGGCGCTACGGGCCTGCACGGCCTTGGCACCAAGGGCTTCCCCAAGAAGTGGGGCTTTGATGAGGCGGATTTGCTGGACGACACCCGGCTGTTGCTAAATCAAGACATATTAGGGTAAGCACCTACAAAATAATTTGAGAAGGGTGTTGCACAGGTGAAAGATGGTGTTACACTATCTTCACTGACACAGCAATTCCGCAGAGTCAGGCAACAGCGAAGGAAACAGCGATGAACAACGATCTCAACATCAACAGCGTAGACACCCTCGGCGCACTGCTGGCACAGATTGCCGACCTTGAGAAGCAGGCCAATGCCATCAAGGACGCGATCAAGAACTCCGCCAGCGCAGGCGGTGCCAAGGTTATCGAGGGTGCTTTGTTCAAAGCCACCTACATCGAGACCAACCGTTCGGTGTTCGACAAGGACGCCTTCATCAAGGTACACGGTGCAGAGGCATATGCCCAGTTCACCAAGACCAGCGCCGTGTTCTCGGTCAAGGTCACCAGCAAGTAAACCCAACGCCCCTTCGGGGGCTATAGCGAAGGAGAGCGACATGGACAGTTTTACAGCGACAGGATTGGCAGAAGGCTTCATCGAGGCCGAGAGCGAGGAGCAGGTGATCGAGGCGTGGCAACACCTCGTGGACACCGGGCTGGCTTGGCGTCTGCAAGGATGGTTTGGCCGCACGGCCCAGCACCTCATCAACGAAGGCGTGATCAGCGCACCGGAGGCCGTATGAACTACAACCAGCACCACGAGGTCTTTGTCAACAAGGTCAAGGACTACGACTTCTACACCTGCCGCCGCGCCTTGATGGATTGCCACGCAACCTTTGCGGCGTGGGGCACCGACATCACCGAGTCCTACGCCACCAAGTTGTGGGCCGAGATCGATGCCTTGCGTGAGCGCCAGATGCAACTCGCGAAGGAGGCCGTATGACCACCGAACAAATGCTCGACTTGATCGAGGCGCGAATAATGATGCTGGTGCTGGCTGGCGCACAACGGGAGGAGGATGGCTCCCCCGTTTACGAGGATCGAATGATTCAGTTTGCGATCAGCGCCCTGCGGAGTTTGTATGACGACATCGAGGAGGCCGCATGAGCAAGCGAACCATGAGCCGGGTGCTGGCTGAACTCAAGTCCATTCGCACCGAAGACATCTTTGTGGCCGACAGCATCAAGACCTGCATCGCGTTGCTGGAGGCCGATCTGGGCCGTCGCAAGGGCAGAGGCTATCTACCCCCGCACCAGTGGCATAGCGACACCTCCAGAGCCGCCGCAGAGGCCATCGCGCCCAAGTTCGGCACCATGACGCGCACGGTGCTGGTGGAACTGTGTAAGTACCCGCTGGGGCTGACTGACGAGGAGGCCCAGAACATCATGGGTATGCAGGGCAACTCGTACCGCCCTTGCCGGGTGACGCTGATGGATCGCGGCTTTGTGATCGACAGCGGCCACCGTAGGAAGACCGCCCAGCGCAAGGACGCGGTGGTGTGGTCAGTAACCCCCGAAGGCTTTTTGGCATTGGAGGAAGCATGAGCATCACCAGTTCAAAAACGATTAACGGCATGACGGCGGAAGCGATGTGGCATCTTGCCTGCGTGATGATGAATATCATCGATGAAGAGGGAACCAGCGCGGATGACATCGATCATCTGATGCAGGCCATGCACGCGCTGTCGTTGTCTTACCTGCGCGACCGACAAATTCTTTGAGGAGACCACCATGTTTGATCTGAAATCCGCCGCCGACATCAACTACATCAAGGGCTTTGACCACGGGTGCGACTACATCGTGGCCGAGATCGAGCGGTACATGAAAGAGACCCCCAACACCGAAGGCGTGCTGGCCCCGCTCCTGCGCCGCCTGAAGATGGAAGACAAAGACCCCAAACAATCATCGGGTATTGCATTGAAGTGAAATTCTGAGTTACACTTCAACCACTGCGATGTGCAGGACAGCGAATCAGGAGCGAAACATGACACACCCCTTTGAAAAAGCAGGTCTCGGCAAGGCACCTTTCTCATGCACCCATGTGACCGAGAATGTGTTCGAGTTGGGCGACGGCACTACTAAGGCTGGCGGTTGCTGTGACTACTGCGGCACTGGCATTCGCTGGGAGTTCTGGATCAAGGGTTCTGTGGCTGGCGCACGCCAGTTCAAGGTGGGTTGCGATTGCGTCGCCAAGACTGGCTGGGGCATCGAGGGTTTCGAGAAGGTTCGCGCTGACAACGCCCGCGCCCGCCGTCAGGCTGGTGCCACCAAGCGCCGCGAGGCACGCAAGGCCCAGATCGAGGCAGAACGCGCTCAGAGAGCCGCAGAGCGTCAAGAGGCTACCCAAGCATGGCGCGATGCCAACAGCGCCTTGGTGGCCCGTTTGCAGGGCTACACGGGTGGCAATGAGTTCCTGCGCGGCATGGTCGAGAACTTGGCCCACTGGGGCAATTTGTCGGCCCGTCAGGTCGAGGCCACCGAGTCCTGCTTTGCGGTGATCGACCGCCTCGAAGCCGCCCGC